CAGGTTGATTATTCTTGAGCTTTACACCATTTAAAACTATATAACCACTTTTAAATCTTTTGTAGTTAAGTTCTAGTATTGCTCTTAATTTAGAGTTTGCATTGAATATACTATCTGCAACCCTATCCTCTACAATGTCTGACCTGTAGTAGTGTCTGAATAATAAATTGTTTTTACTACTTGCAGGTAAACTAAATGACTTACTAAAATCTGTAAACACCTTTTCTA